CCAACTCCCTCGCAAGAGGGTCTTCATTTACCAAAAACACCGAAGTATGGCGAATCTCCTGCTTTACTTCCCTGAAATCGTCCTTCCTTGGAAGTCTTAAAGTATCTCTACTCATACAAACCCCAAGTTAGGATAAACAATCTTTTTTGACCAGTTGACATTCTCATACGGCCAAGCAAGCGTCATTTCAGGTTCCGCGATTCGCGCCAGACAATCCAGCATGTCATCGTGACTGCCAACAGGGAACGCCATGTATTCCTCTTCGATAAAATCATGCACCAAGTCCCTTACAACCCTCTCCCAATCGCTTACGTGCATACTCTGAGGGAACCACATCCGTCCTTGCTCAAAAATCGGCAAAAGGCGCTTAATCCTGTCCTCTTTTCCCGTCTTTCCTGCGACCTCTTTAATCTCAAAGCGGTAATTCTCTTTTTCCTGGCGGTCTTTAATATGCTCAATATCCGCCATCATTCCATACCGTTCATACCGAATTTCCAAGGGTCGCCATTTACGGTGTAAAGAAAATAACCTGTCCGCCCTTTCCCTCAGATTCAGCCTGTCCCGAACCATATCAACAACGTAGTAATTCTGATCCAGCCCAAGAGCCACAACCATCATCGAAGTGTAGTCACTCGATTTTTTCTTGGAACTCGCTGCGTCTACCAAGATGTATTTCGGCATCTTGGCGTGATCAACAGACTTGTAGGTTCTAATCCAGTCTCGTTTAAACCCCTGCAAGGCATCAGCTTTCGGATTTAAAAGACACTGCGCTGAAAAGTTATACGGCCCCATGTCACGCCGCTTTTCAGCCATCTGCTCACGAGTCCATAAAACAGGGTCGCCAGTCTCAGTCCCATCCCGGCTACAAGGGTGAACCCTAACCTTCACCGTTCCACGTTTCTGAATCGTCGCGTAGGGATCATTAAAATGCCATCGCGTCCCGGCAAACCTTCGTCTACCCGGCGTAGTCCCCAGATTGTAGGAAACCTCCAAAGCACTCATGGTCTTTTCAATCATCTCCGGCGTAGTTACCGAATCCTTAACCACAACGTCGTCATACATCAAAATACTAAAATGCTTCGACGTAGGCTGACCATCCACCAATCCCCATGCCTCTACCGTGGCCTCTTTCGGATTAGATGTCCTCTTGACAATAATCCCATCATCCTCCGACCACTTCGGGGAGTCCTTTAAAGACTTCCCCCACAATACGTCAGGAAACGCAGCATGGAGCTTCTCATTGCTCTCCATCTCCCGCATTACCTGCCGCATAAACGCCTTCGCTATCGGCCTCGTATGACTAAATATCCCTATCGTCACATTCGGGTCTTTAAGTATCTCCTGCAACGTCAGACCAAACGTGATAACAGTAGACTTGTAATGCTCACGACTCCATAAGTCCAAATACCCATCCGGCGCACCCTCAACATCCCTAACCCTCTCATACAGCCATGGATGCAACATATCTTCCCGACCACACGCCCTAACCAACAAGTAAAACAAATCCGCCCGACACAACTCCCGAAATACAACTATCTGTTGCTTGTGCTTTTTCCCTTCTTTCTCCAATGCGTCCCAATACTTCACCGCATCCGTCATTGATGCAGTTCTAAGTGAGTTTATTACTTTTAAATCAAGCACTTATAAAATTCACTTCCAGAAAAATTTTTCGCCGCCAAAAAAATACTCACTCTTTTTCAGTATTCAAAAAAACGGGTGAAACAGCGTTTTTCAATGTATGGGAGTGTTGAGCCTCGCCATCACACGGTCAGTATGGAACCAAAAAACAAGCCACCAGGGTCGTTTTTGCATCAAAAGTCAGTGAATACTCACACAATAGCGTCACTTCGTATAATGACCATTATGTTAAATACGTGTGCATTGCACCAACTGAATATAATCAATCACTTACGTCTATTTCCGCATGTGTTGCATCAACTATATGCGATTGTTGCGCTTGCACATCTACCGTCCGTAGCTTGTCGAGCAACGATGATGCGTCGAACTGAAGGACTTGCTCGACCTGGCCAGTGTGATTTACCTCTAATCGCTGCTTATCCCTGAACTTGTCCACCTCTACGCCCGCCCTCCATTTCAGCGCATCGTGGTATGCGCGCGCGCGCGATACATCAACCTGCTCGGCTGCGTTAAGAATCGCATCTTCGGCTAGATCAAGTCGTTTATCGAAAGACTCCGATATCGCGGCCCGGTAGTCTGGATCGTCCTTGAGGGCTTTTGAGATTGCGTTGCAGGACACGCCGAGGATAGGGGCGATGTCTGATAGCCGCTTACCGTCAGCGATAAGCTGTAGGACTTCCTCACGCCGTTGAACTGCGATAGCGTTGCTCATGGCGTTAGTGTGCGCTTGCTTTTATTGGCTGTCAATGGAGGTATGTTAGTGTATGCTAACTTGTGAGGTAATAGGAACATCTCAACCGCTTTGAGGGCGGGAGATTTTTACTTCGGCGTCCGTATATCACATCTACTTGAGTCTACCGGTGTTGCGCTTGTTGCGCCTCTTGGCTTGACTCTTTCGCGTGCTTATCCCCGGCTGTGCCTAGCGCGGGGGGGTCGGCTTAACACCCCGTTTTGTTCACATTATAGCGATTATCGCCAATCCGTCAAATCGTGCGCTCGTTTACCCATGTTGCAGGGTTCACACAGTATTTGCAGGTTGTTCTCGTCTAGTTCGAGTTCTGGGAACCTAGAGCGCGGTTTGATATGGTCTACGTGGATTTTCACCCCGTCATGCCTCGTAGCCCCGCAGCATTGGCATGTTGCGCCATATTTCACCAAGACCTTATACCGCAGGGTTTTCCATTCCTGGGTATCGTAGAACGTGGCTGGGTTCGAGGCTGGCAGCTTGTATATCTTGACCGGGCCGGACTTGCGCCTGATATATGCCGCTTGCCGCTCTTGGCGACGCTTTTTGCGCCGTTCTTTTTTGTCAGCCTTGAGTCTTATAACCTTCAGCTTGGTCGGATGATTCCGGCTACGTTCGGCGGCTTTTTCGTCTACTAGGTAAGCCAAGGTCGCTTTCCGTGTTTTCCGATGCGCTCAATATACTGTCTTTTTGTCCACTGTGCAAACTGCCAGCGACCCATTTGCGTAATTATGTCAAATTCTGGCGTGTTTTACCTATGACCAGGTTAGTAAACACTATCATTTTATCATCCGACGGACGGTAGTTGCTATTCGCTAACGTTAGCGTTAATATGTAGTCACTACATCAATTGATGTAGCCACTAAATGAGAGGCAAAAATGGAAACGATCCTGCAAAAAGTTACAGTTACAACCAATGATGGCCGCGTCGCAAAGTTTGAGATTGCTTATGATCCAGACCGCTACGAGGGGCAACGCGCTTACTCTGGCACAAAATACTACGACATGGACACGTTTAATCTTGGACTTGCAAAAGCGGCCAAGGTGGATTTTGAACAGGTAGCAGATTTATTTGAGCATCCCGCAAGCTTATGCGTTTACAAGCGAGCAGCCTAGTCCCCGACCTGCTGCGCCTCACGGGGCGCAACGGGGCGCGGATTGCGCCTTAACCTGAACTTGAAAGGATTCTAAAATGGACTTATACCAACAAGTTACCGATTCAATCATCGCGGAACTCGAAAAGGGCGCGGCTCCTTGGGTTAAACCGTGGAGGGCAGATCACACGGCGGACAAGAATTTAATTAGCGATAAACCCTATCGCGGCATCAATCGCTTATTGCTTGGGATGTCGGCAATGGCTAACGGGTTTTCTTCGCCGGTCTGGGCCTCTTACAAGCAATGGCAGGAATCTGGCTACCAAGTATCGAAAGGAAGTAAAGGGACTCACATCGTTTTCTTTAAGCCCATCGAAGGCAAGAAAAACGCTGAAACCGGCGAGGCGGAGCCGGGTTACTGTGTCATTCGTGGATACACGGTATTCAATGCGACACAGACTAATTTTGCCGATTCCGCCCCTGTAGAGCCGGAAACCAATTTTAACCCGATTCCAGATTGCGAGCAACTCATCATCAAGACGGGCGCACAAATAACACACGGCGGCGACGCTGCTTTTTACATGCCGTCACAAGACCGCATCCAATTGCCGAATAAAACGGCATTCGATTCCGAAGCAAACTATTACGCCACGGCATTTCACGAATTGACGCATTGGACTGGATCGAGTTCCCGCCTTGATCGCGACTTGTCGCAAGGTCGTTTCGGTAATCCTGCTTATGCTTTTGAAGAACTGGTTGCCGAAATAGGCGCGGCATTCACTTGTGCTGATATGGGCATTCAAGGTGAATTGCGTCACGCTGGATATATTCAACATTGGCTAAAAGCTTGCCGCGAAGATAGCAAGGCAATTTTTAAAGCAGCGGCATTAGCGCAAAAGGCAGCGGATTACCTCAAATCGCTGGATGCCACACAAGAATCACTCGCAGCCTAATCAATGGGGATAATAATGCTAACCTCTCAGCAATACGCCAAACTTCACGGGCTTACCGATTCCCGTATCCGCCAGCTTTGCATCGCTGGAAAGATACCGGGAGCGGTCAAGTTCGGGCGAGTCTGGGCGATTCCTGCTGATGCGATGGTTGCAGATTAGTCCCCGTTCCCATCTGAACAGGTGAAAGGTTCCCGCCCACGGGGCGGCGGCGATCAGGCTTTAGCATCTGCAATGCGGGCCGGATTCCGGTAAACTCAGTTACACGCCTGCGCGTTTTCCTCCGCAAGCTGATATTCTGCGAAGGTCTTGATTGTGTCGCGGTTCATCTTTCCCCAGTTCTCGCGCTTTGGTATTGATGCTATGTAACCCTCCAATTTGTGGCGTCTGGATAGGATATTATCCGATTCAGGATTCTGCCACTTTCCCAAAGTGCGCAGAAAGTCTTTTTCGTTATCATCGCTCCAACCTGTAATTTCTCTCATCTTTCCACCATTGATTTAGGAGCCTGGATTTTTATGCCCTGCTCCGCGCTGATTGCGTTTAAATAGTCCAGCCATTCGCTCATAGCAAAAACCCCTTTTCTTGCATGAAATCTATGGGATGTTTGCAATATTTTTGATTGTTACAAGTCTGACAAAGTAGCTGCATGTTGTCGTCGCTATGCGCCCCACCAAGAGCCAACGGCATAACATGATCAAGGTTTATAACTGCCTTTGATAGATCGCGCTGGCAACAAGCGCATTTCCCCTTTTGCAATACCATTAACTTATGTTGTCTATCTCTCGACAACTTACCTCCTGCTGAAATTGCTCGTTTACGCCGGTTTTGTTGGTATGCGCTACGTTTGTCTTTATTCCTAGCAAACCATTCGCGGTTGTATTGCTTGGTTTCCTCTGCCTTTTCTTTTCTACGCTTGGCGTTTTGTTCTTTAATGTATTCTGGATTTTTCAAGCGGAACTGTCTCGCTTTCTCCCGCCCCCTTGCCATGTATTCATGGTCTATTTCTTTCATCTTTTGATGATGCGCCTTATGGTAAGCGGAAATTTTTTCCTTATTTTCAAAATAATATTGTTTGGCACGTTCGTTCTTTCTGCGCTTCTGTTCTTCTAATGAAACGCGCCGTTTATTATTCACTGGAAAGCTCCACGTTATTACTCGCGCACCAAGCCTTCGCGTACTCAATAAGACTCGATCCACGCTTTACACTCATTAACGCAGTTGACTCCCTGATGTTTACAAATTCATTCTCTATTCCAGAAATAATTTCAGCGGCTTCCCCTGTAGCTACCGCGTGGCCTGAAACCAGCAAAACTTTCCATTGTTTTTGAGTTCGCGGCTTGCCAGCGAAAAGTTTTCCTGATTTTGCAATATCCCCGCATATCGCATGAAATTTGGCGTTTTGCTCTAACGTCCGCGTAGACTCCCCAAACCGCACAACCCATCCATCAGGAGCTTCCATGCAAAACGCAGCGGCTAACCTGCGAGCTTCGGAATGAACTAGCCTAAAAATGCGTTTATCCACGGTTACGGTGTTCATTACGTATAAAATAATCTTTCAACTCCACACCTTTCCGCTAACCGTTTTCGATATGCTGCTCTGTGGTATGTTGTAAATCTTCGCTAACTCGGTCTGATTGTAAACCCGCTTGAAATACAAGTCACGAATTTCCGTAGCTGTCTTGAGGCTGGAATTCTTGTGATAGGTTTT